AAACCACCTTGCATATATTCTTTAAACACGTTACTCACCTCCTGCTCTGGTTTCTTTTTAAAAATAGCGTCGAAATTGTCATAGAAACTTTGGCTTGTTGGTCTTGCTGTGCTGCCTTTACCGCCATGAGTTTGTCCTTTCATTTTTCTGCCTCTTCTTTAACTATTAAAAATATTATAATAATAATACTGATTGGTATCAAAAGTAAAAGATCTAAACTAAATAGAACATCTATCATCAATCTTCCCCCGAATATATTTTACCGAACGTAACCACCACAAACGGGAGTAGCAGAACTACCCCCTCAAATAACATTGCGATTACTTCTTCTGTAAAAGAGTTCTCAACCCAGACAGCTCTGGAATCAGTAAACTCTAAATCAAAACCGACCCCGTTGCGAATATTAATTGTGAAAAAATTAGAACCAAATTGCTTAGTCATATTATGCTGCTCTCATCTGTCGATTAAGTTTAACAGCTTCACGAACTAGTTGCTGTCTTTGATTTTGTACTGCTGCGATGTTAGCTATGGTGCTAGTCCTTACTGTTTGTGCATGAGTTGACCAGTCAGTCAAAGCATTATACACAGCCCAGTAATTAGTGCCTAGGCTCTTCGAATAAATATCTTTGTACTTATTCCAGATATATTCTAAGCTTGTATTTTTTCTAGGCATATCATATAAAACCATATCAGGTTGAGTAACTCCAGAATCAATAAGCTTAATAGCTCCTTCACATTTTAAAGCAGTGACAAAGAATTTAAATGCTGCTTGATCACTACACTCTGTGCTGTGCCACTGTTGCCAAAGGTCACGCTCTTTGTGAAACATCTGCAGAGATTGAGTAACTACTCTGCCACCCATCTCAATGTCTAAAGATTGTGTGTGCTTAGCTTTGTATATTGCAACACCACCGCTCACAAAAACTTGAAGATTTGTACACGCTGTTTGAATCGCTGCAGCGCTGAGCATGAAAGGCCATGTGCCGTCAAAAGAAGATATAGCTAGAAGGCTCAAGGAAGCTGTGTCGCCGTCAGAAGTCTTGTAAGTGTGCTCAGGTAAGCGGTATTTTACAAACGTTCTAGAGCCATCGTGTGAAGTCCTGATCGTTTCTTCCATGCCATTGATGGACAAGTCAGAACGCTCAATGATATTTCGAGTAACATCTATCATGTGTTTAGGTGCTACTGCTTTGTAACCATGACCGTGGACACCTAGTTCTTGACCAGTATCTGTACGATAGATAACAGACTTGGAGCTAGGAAACTTGGTTCGATATTCATCAGCAAAATAAACCAAAGGTGTAGTAGCTATATCGAAGTTAGCTTCTCCGTAACCGCGGCTTCTAATTGCTGTAAGAGCTGTGTTGTTTGAAAACATTGGTATAATATTAGTCATTTTAGTATTCCTGTTTAAGTTTTGTGATATTACTATAAAATTATTTAGTTGTCAAGGTAGTTTCTGCATTGTTTTTAATACTAAAATATGCTATGATTACTTCATAGTTTTAAATATGTTATTAAACTAAATACAACTACCTACTAAGATGTCTTTAAGTTACTTACAAAGTATAATCATCTTCATCTACATATTCAAAGTGTGATGATGACATGCTCTTGTTAATTACTTCTATACAGATGCTACATATTTCTGTGTTAGGTTGTTTTATATCTTCTAATACTCTAAACATTTTATTACAGTAGCTACACTCATAAGTATTCATAGTCTATATACCTTTATAGTTTTTTATTTAACCACAAAGCAGAGAGCCTTTGTGCATCTGTTTCTAAATTACTGACAGGCGCAAAAGAAGGAGCCGGAAGCAACATTTTATTTGTTACTTTATAGTTTCTTAATAGCCTGCTACACATAGTTTTAATTGGGATGTCATTGATCGCTGCATATTCTGACACCGTATAAAAAGCACCTGTTACTAAGTGCTCATGGCTGCCTATGAACTCAGCTTTTTTGGGGCTTGGGGACACCTTTATCTCCTTTGCTTAGAGCTTCTACGACTTCGACAAACTCTGTTTCTACTACTTTGTCGCCATATCTTTTGTACATGCTGTCCCGGTTATTTAATCTGGCATATGTTTCTGCTTCTTCGGGGCTTTCAGCTGCCACATTTATATAGTAACCAATTACTTCGGACATTAAAACCTTGTAAGTTTGTATCTCTGAAGTAAGATCTATTTGCATCTTTAATTTATTGTTCATTTTTTTTACGCTCCTCATAAGCTTTTTGTTTGTCTTCTACTATTAGCCAAGAACCATACAGCCCAGCAGATAATAAAATAAAAAATACTAAACACATAAATGCTTCAATCATTTTTAACGCCTCCTAAAAAAGTAATTATATAGAATGACCCGCCACGCTGACCAATTTTATGTGCATCTTCTAAGGTTTCAGCGTACTGAGTACACCCCATTTCACTCCAATCAATTGCCCACATAATTAATTTCCTCTAAGTCATCATCGTCCAAACCTTCTGCAAGGTATGAGCAGTCATAATCAGTTGCGTTATAAAGTTGTACGTTGCCCTTATTGTCAGTTAGGGCTTCGCCGTTCTCATCTACTTTGTAAAATGTAATTTCCCATACTGCTATTGAATGTCTCATGCTCTCACCTCATAGTCAGTCTCTATCCACACTTTAGCACCACAAGATAGTGGTTTTTCTGGGCTATAAACTATAGTAGCTACTACATTATTGTTGCCGTCTAATATCTCTACGTTATTAGTCTTTCTATTTTCTTTATAATCTTTAACAGTTAGGACTGGAAGGTTAGCACCTTTAGAATTAGCACGGATGTTATGTTGATTAACATGGATTCTAGTCTTCATTTTTTATTCCTCTAGTATGAGTTTAAATCTTTCTCTTGATAAGATTGTGACCACTGCATCATATGCTGCTGTCTCTAAGTCTGGAAGCTCCATGTTAGATATTATATTATCAATGGCTGTCTGTATTTCTTCGCAATCAGCTTTATCTTCTATTGTGCACTCTAGCTCAGATATTCTGTACTCAAAGTCTTCTAAGGCCTGCTCTGCTTCGGCTACATCAAAGTCTAAACCCTTTGCATCGTTAAGCTTATCTATCCAGCCGCGCTGTATCTCGATCATGTCCACAGCTCCAGATAATCTACGCTCTAGGTCAGCAATCCTGTTAGCATCCCTGATCTGTAAGCCCTCAAGCTCATTAGTTTTAGCAATAATCTTTTCGTCCACATAACGGTCAAACATTTCAAATAATTTATTCATTTTTTTTATCCTTTAATAATTTCAAAGATGTATCGGTTTTCTTCGACTTTGTAAAAAGTATAGCGGCCTTTGCAATAAGCATTTGCAGCAGCACTAACTCTGCTATATATGTTATCGCCTGTCTTACACTCTACCTCAAACCAGTGTCCACGCTTCATCGGTGCCAGAATATTTCTCCAATCTGAAGCTGGTTGCGTTATTCTTTTTGGTGCTGGTCGAGTAGTAATTACTTTTATGTTTAAAGGTTGTGCAGTTTTCATAAGTTTATCCTCAAAGTATATTATTAATGTTAAAGTTAGTAGTAAATATAGTTCGTGCCATATCATAATCCCATTCTTCAGGGTAGTCACTTATCTCATGAGCAGCATTGATACCTGCTAATTCTTCAGGGCTGACCACCGGCTTAGCTTTACAGATAGTTCCTTTGCCTTGAATGCGTTGTCGTAATATCTGGAATACTGTACAGCCTTGAACCTTAAAAGCTTCAGCAGCTTCCATATACTTCATATCTATTACATCGTGAAGCATGTCATGTTCCCAAGGTTCGCCACAGTGAGGGCAATATAAATCAAACATAATTTTATTCCTTATAGTTAATTTTAAATGGCTTACTGAATAACCGTATCCAACAAGTAGCACAAACATATAAACCTTTTTCTATAATGTCGGCTCTTTTACCGCAACTACATTTAGTCATTTACTTTACCTTCACTATTAGATTATTTTTCATGGTGACTTCAGCAAAGAACTCTCTGCCTTGGCCTGTGATGTGTGGTCTATTAGCTCCAACCATATAGCCATCGCTGACATATTGATTACCAAACAAACTTGTTTCTATATAATCTAAGCGTTGACCTACGTTTTCTTTTAATTCTTTCTTGCTCTTATAGTTAAATACTATCATGTTATTCTCCAGTTAAATAAGTATAGTGAACTTCGCTAACATGATTAGCGTCTCTCCACTTCGGAGATTTTGTAGCTAGAAAGCTACACCAGCTATTCCAAAGATTTTCTGTGCCATATTCATGGCAAATTTGTATATAATTTCTAATTTTCTTCTTATTTGCTTCAATTCCTTTGACTGTTTTGGGATTTTTAGCAAGTGCAAAGTCTTTTGCGTCCAAGTTATACATTTTTATGTTGTGGCTGTCCATACAACCAACCAAACTAGCTGTTAGCTGACACATAAACCCTGCTTTTGGGACACCTAAGCCATCAACTCTTAAGAATATCTTCATGAGGCTCATAGATTTACTAGCATCTGTCTTACTGCTGTTGATTACTGCCATCATTTGGCCATACATCATATGTTTATTGGCTTGCAAGTACTGGTAAGTCTTTTTCTTACCGCCCCAAAGTGACTTGGCACTAGATT